TATTTTAAAAAAGTACGTGCTTCTACCGAATCGTATGTATTACCTATACCGACTGGAGGTGATCCTGCAGCAGGTGGTACCCCTGGACCTGGAGTTCCTTACGACCCAGTAGATTCTAAACTACCCGGTGATGGTTCAGTATATTATGAAAAAGAACCTCCTAAAGGGGGTAGACCATTAGCTATTCAGCAAAAATTAATGGATATATTAGTTTATGCAGCATCACAAACAGGACTAAAAGTTAAAATTACTTCTAAAGGTAATATACCGTTGTCATTTGCTGAAGCTGAAAAGAAAAAAGGCGGAGCTAAAACAAGAAAAGCTATATTTATAGGAAATGGTGCACCTAATGGTGGAGGATCAGTAGGATCTGCTAGACATGATAATGGATATGGTGTGGATTTTAAATTATATAATCCTGCTGGAGGAGGTTCACTTAATATTGCCGAAGGATCAGCTATAGTTCAATCGTTTTTAAGAGCTTGTAGATTAAGAGGTGCTCATTCGTTTGGTTTCGGCTCAGGACCTAAAGGTTACATGGGAGGTAAAGCTATTCACCTTGATATAGCTTGTGGTACTTCTAAATACGGTAATGTTGCAGGTACCTTTTCAGTTAATGATACCTTGCCAAGGTGGGGTAAAGACTTATATAAAGCTACAAAAGTATTATCTGGTCAATATAAAAACACTTTTAAGAAAAGTGAAAATTTAATAGCTGCTAATGGAGAAAGATATTATAATTCTCGTTAATTAATTATGTATTTACCTAAACATCAATATGAAATTATAGAGCAATCTAAACTCGATGGCATTGAAAGTCTAGTAGATCAAGCCGGTA